CTGGGACACCACATCTTCAAGGCTACGTAAAATTTAAGACCAAGTTAAGACCTTTAAGCATCTTCAAAGAACACTTTAAAGCTCACTGGGAACCGTGTAGAAATATTAAAGAAGCAATAATATATACACAGAAAGAAGACACCAGAACTGGTAAGCAATTTGTACGAGGACTGCAAATAGTTAGACCGTTGAAATGCCTAAAATTAGAACAATTGTATGATTGGCAACGTAAGATAGTTGAACTGACTGAAACCGAGCCAGATGATAGGACTATAAACTGGTATTGGGATGAGCTGGGAAATATCGGTAAAAGCCAATTGGTGAGATATTTGGTTATTCAAAAAGGAGCTTTACTTGTGTCAGGAAAATCGGCAGATATTAAGTATCAAATTGCGAATTGTAAGCAACCTCCGAATCTGATTATCTACGATATACCACGTACTGCACAGAATTACATAAACTGGACAGCACTTGAAGAAATTAAAAATGGTATTTTCTGCTCGAGTAAATACGAGTCAAAAATGATTATAATGAATAGCCCACATATTATTTGTTTTGCGAACTTTGAACCTAATGAAGACGTGATGAGTCAAGACAGGTGGAATGTTGTAAATTTAAATTAAATGATTATATCTAATATCATCATTCAATTTGTAATGCGAGTTAAACCCCTCCGGGGTTTTACGTGCGCTTAAAATGGGATTATATTTCTCACCCCTGCCGGGGGCTGATTTATATAGTTAGGCATCCTGATACAAATTTTTTAAAGAGTAGTTTACTTGAGGATTAGGATACCCTGTTTGAGTATCACTGATGAAAGCAATGTACAATTGTCTGTTGTTTGGAATCATTCCTCCGCCTGTATAACGGAGCTTACGACCGATTTTGTATGAACGGTTGTAAGAATTAGAATTAGTCGCACTACGTGAACCTAATCCCATTGCAGACCCTGGTCCAGTTGTGTTTCCATTAAGGATTGGACATAATGTATGAACTTCATCATAAAGAAAGTTGAACCTATTCCGTTTATCGTGGTCATATGGTGATAAAATAACGGAAGAGTCTTCTGCAGGACTGGTAGTCCTTACGGATTGTAAAATCTGCTGCCATTGAGGGACATTAGCAATGTATGTGCCGACAGTATCCACTTTAACGCAGTCGTTGTCCCAAAAGACCAACACTCTGACGCGATTGACCGATTGAGCAGCTGATGCTGCACCGTTAACAATACGTAAATTATATTTGAAATTTATAGTTTTGACATTAATCATATCTCCGATACGGGAATCTACATCATACAAACCTTGTTGGGTTCCAATACGGACAGGTATAATACCTCGGGTTCGTCCTGTTGCTGTAGACATATCTAAACTTTCAACCGGGATTTCTGTGCCAAATGTATAGTTGTATTTATCTTCAATAGATTCTTCTAAAGCAGAAATCTTTTTAGCATTTTGAAGTATCAATGCACTTTGTGCCTTGTCTACTTTGCCTCTGGCGTTCTTTACATTCTTTTTGGCGTTCTTGACTCTCATTATAATATACTGCGTAGAAAATAAAATTTTTGAGGTTATTTAGGAATAGTGAAAAGTTTTTCCTAAAGTTTCCTCTTTTTTTAAAATATAACGCACCTTATTTTTTTGAAGGTTATTTAGGAATAGTTGAAAATAGTTTTTCCTAAAGCTTCCTGTTTTTTGGTGATTTTCCGCAGCGATTTTTTTTAAATATTTAGGAATAGTATAATGAGTGGATTAAATAGTTCCAATAGTTCCAAAGGGAAATCTGGTAATACTAAACAGATTTCCCCAGCTAAACACTGGATTTTTACCTTAAACAATCACACCGATGATAACATAAATCGGTTAATGGATAATAGTTCCATAGAACAACTTTCAATGCAAGAAGAAACTGGTGAATCTGGGACACCACATCTTCAAGGCTACGTAAAATTTAAGACCAAGTTAAGACCTTTAAGCATCTTCAAAGAACACTTTAAAGCTCACTGGGAACCGTGTAGAAATATTAAAGAAGCAATAAT